TAAATGTTCTGATTGTGAGAAACCAACAATAGATTATAATAAAAATAAATATGTTACAGATAAATTAGGAACAATACAAAAATGTATTTGTGGTAAGTGCTATAAGAAAAGTAAAAGTAAATTCAATATTTTACAATTATCATATAATAAAAAAGATAATGATTTTAGTGATAGTGAGTGTGATTCATATTTAGGGGTTATTTAAATGCAATTAAATGATAAAATTGAAATTGAATTTGAAAAAAGCACTGGAAACCTTGCAGAGATATATCAAAAACATAGAATTATGTTTGCATATTTAAATAAATTAGGGGCATCTAAATATAAACAAATACATGAGTTTGTTCTTTGTAAAGATTTTTTAGGTGATGCTATATATGCAAATAAATACAAAGAAATTATACATGTTTATGGATTTAGATTTGATGGAACAAAAGATAAGTTAGATTCAGATAAAACAAGATTAATTATTAAATTAACTAAGGCAGCAGATGCTGACAATTTTGAAGATAATATTCAAATTTTAAATAATATTGAGAAACAATTAAAATTTTCATCTAAAACTAAATATTATTTTATTCAAAATAAAAAATATATTTTAATTTTAGGGCCTAAAGAATGGCAAAGTAAAGTATTTTTAATTTCTATGTATAGTCTTCTACTTAAAATGCTTACTTATAAAATTATAGATAAAGAAAATTGGGTAGAAGAATTTATTGGTAATTATCGACTCTCTGATGAAACTGAAAGAATTCAAGCTGTTAATCTTTCTATATTTATACAGAAAACACCTATGATTTTAAAGAAATATCCTAGTTTAGTCTGTGGTTATGAACAACACGAAGATCAGGTAGGGATATATCAAGTACATAATTCTACAGGAATTGTGTCAGTATTTAATTCTTATTTAAAAAAGGACAATGTATTTTCAATGGAATTTACACTAAATGATTAAAATATTTACTACTAAAAAAATGAGTATTACTGCTAATAAATTAAAAAAGAGATTAAAGGATATTGAGGGATGTATTAATTGGGGGTCATCAGGTGTTCTTAATCATAATGTTTTAAATAATAATATTACATATGCCTTATCTAAAATAAAGACATTTAAACAATTTAGTCTTTTTAAAATTCCTTGCCCAGAATGGACAATAAAGCGGTCTACTATGGAAGAGTGGTGGGAACAAAAATTTCCATTTTTAGTTAGGAAAACAATTAGTTCTTTTGGAGGTAAAGGAATTATTTTTATTGATCCTACAAATATTAAACTAGCGGATATTCCCTATGCTCCTTTATATGTTAAATACATTAAGAAAACAAATGAATATCGAGTTCATGTTTTTAATGCAGAAGTAATTGACATTCAACAGAAAAAAATTAAAAAAGATTTTCCAAAAGAAAAAGTAAATTATCAAATTCGTAATCATAAAAATGGATGGGTATTTTGTAGAAGTAATATTTATATTCCCAAAGGAATTAAGGATTTGGCTATCGGGGCAGTTAACTCTTTACATCTTGATTTTGGTGCTGTAGATATTATTTGGAATGAAAAGCAAAATAAACTATATGTACTCGAAGTTAATACTGCCCCAGGTTTAACTGGCACTACTTTAGATAAATATGTTGCAGCTTTTACAGAACAGTTTCCTTCATAAAATCGTATTGTTAAAAATTTAATCTGGAAAAATCCAGAGGAGGATTAGAAAATCAAATGCTTATCTTGTGATTGTATTTTAGATGATTATGAATCTACTAGAAAATATATATATTCTAATGAGTACATAGAATTATGTAATAATTGTTTAAGTAAAAGTGATTTATATGAGCACTCTTTTACTCCTAAAGAAGAAATAATTAATGAAATAAATATAACAATAGATGAAATTTTAAATGACTAGATGTGTTAAACATGAAAGATGTCCACAGTGTGCTAAATTAGGAAAGGATAAACATGGTGACAATCTCGCTATTTATGACGACAATTCTGATTATTGCTTTAGTTGCGGGTACAGTACTCATGCCAATAGTACTAAAGTCCCTCAAGAACGAGGATCAAAGCAGCCTATTTATTTACCTCTTGATGTTGACAACTTTATTCCTCAGTTTTGCTGTGAATGGTTACAAAAGTATCAATTAGATGAGTTAGATTATATACAAAATAAATTACTTTGGTCCGAGAGTTTACAAAGATTAATTTTTCCTATATTTAATACGGAAGGATTATTAGCATGGCAGGGTCGTTATTTTGGAACAAATCCAAAGGAAGCGAAATGGTATTCGATAGGGAACATGAAAATAGTATATCATATTTTAGGACAAAAGCAAAGAGATTCCCTTGTTCTTGTGGAAGATATAGTTTCTGCAATCAAGATTGCAAAGTACGGTCATCAGTCAATGCCTCTATTTGGGAGTCATATTGGAATGGAGCGCCTTCTGTTTCTCCGGAAGTTGATAGATAAAATTATTATTTGGCTTGATCCAGATAAAAATAAAGAGGCGTTGAGTACTGCTAGACTCTGTGATAGCTTGAGCATCTCCTCGCGCGTGATCCTCTCTGATAGAGACCCCAAGGACCATAGTTTCGAAGCGATACAGAAACTTCTTGACACACAGACGGAAGTGTGAGATACTATTAGTATAATGGGTTTACAGGCTTTTTGAGAGTAAAAGAAAGCGAGTCCAAACGAGCATATGAATAGTTACCTATATCTACTAAATTACTTTATAAAAGATGATATATATCATAAGTATAGAAAATACTTATACTTAGAACAAGAATCTAAAGAGATAAAAGAAATTTATAGTAATTTAGATTATCTTATGAATAAATATAATATTGATATTACTCTTGAAGAACTAGAGTTATATACTGTTACTAATGCTTCTTTAGAGAAATATAAAACAATATTTAAAGAAATATTTAGTTTTATTAGATTACAGGAGTATAAAGAAACTAATAAATTAATTATTGAAGAAATACTTAATGAGATTAAAAATAAAAGTATTGCTAGAGAATTAAGTATCAAAGCATTAAATGTCTGTGAGGGAAGAGAAGATTATGCTACTCTTGTTAGTTATTGGAATTCTAATTGCAGCTTTGATAGCTGCGGATCGTCTGTAGAAGAAGATAGTAATTTAATTACTTCTAATCTTGAAGAATTAATAAATAGTTCTGTAACAGAAAAAGGTTTAAGATGGTCTTTAAATATTCTAAATAAATCTCTAGGTTCTTTACGCAAAGGTGATTTTGGATTTGTATTTGCTAGACCAGAGACAGGTAAAACTACTTTTTTAGCTTGTGAAGTTGCTAATTTTTTGAAACAAACAGATAAACCAATTCTGTGGATAAATAATGAGGAGCAGGGCAATAAAGTAATGCTTCGTGTTTATCAAGCATTCTTTAGTGTGACATTACAGGAATTAATTGCAAATAAGGAAAGATATGGTAAAGAATTTGAATTTTGTTCACAAGAAAGATTTATCTTTATTGACTCAGCTACAATCAGTAAGCGTGATATTGAACAGTACTGTGAAAAATATCAACCAAATCTTATTGTTATTGACCAAATCGACAAAATCAAAGGATTCACAGATGATCGAGAAGATTTACGACTCGGAGGAATTTATATATGGGCTAGAGAGATTGCGAAAAGATTCTGCCCTGTTATTGGAGTATGTCAAGCTAGTGGCGAAGCCGAAGGAAGGAAATGGTTAAATATGGATATGGTAGCTAATGCTAAGACAGCTAAACAAGCTGAGGCCGATTTTATTTTAGGTATTGGAAAAGTACATGATCCCGGATATGAGGGAATTAGGCATATTCATATTAGTAAAAATAAATTAATTGGTGATGAAGATACTGAACCAATGATGCGTCATGGAAAATTTGATATTATTATCAAACCGGAGCTGGCTAAATATTATGACCTATACTGATAAAGAATTTAAAGGTGATTGTTTTGGTGTAGAAGTATATACTAGAAATGAAGAAGATAAAGCTAAAATGCTTAAATTCTTAATTGAGGATGATGACAGTTGGATTGTGAAATTAACAATAAATGCTTATTGGCTAGATGAAACTATTGAAATACTTCAATTAACAAGAAACTATTTAAAAAATAATTGTAGACAAGATGCATGGGGATACTATGACCTTAACTAAACGAAATGGCGGTAACGCTACTATTACAGAAGTTGCTGATCTTTGGAAAGAATTTGCAGAAGCTTGTAGAAAAGAAGGTGGTGCACCTTTTCCATTATCAACTGATCCATCGGATGATTGGATTAAATCTTACTGGCATGAATGGTTAGATTATAATGAGTAATTATTCTATATCTCTTGGTCGCTGTGGACCTACAGATTGTACTTTAACTCTTAATAAAGATGGAAGTCTAAGTAAAGAATATGGTGTTGAAAGTCCTGCATGGAAAATATTAGGCACCTGGTTCGAGAAAGATATAGAGGCAACAGGAATTCCAATAGCTATTGGAGATTTTGTTTATAATAATTTTGATAAAGATATAATAAATGAAAACAACTAAACTAACTGTGTTCCCATTAGGTGGGATATGGAAGTATGCAGACTTAGATGAGGAGATTGATGGTGTAATAATTGCAACTACATTAGAGGAAGCAAAAAAAGTAGCTATATCTACTTTAGAAAAAAGAATTGAGCAAATTAAAAAATTAAAATATAAGGATATTCCTTTTTATAATGAATAATATATTTCAAGCATGGCCTAAAATCCCTAGATTAGAGAATGAGAGATTTCAAATCTCTGAAAAAATAGATGGTACTAATGGTTGTATAATAATTACTTTACATAACCAAATGGGGAATAAAAATTGTATATACACTGACTATATCTATGATGTATATGCTCAGTCTAGGTCTAAATTAATTACTCCAGAAAATGATAACTTTGTATTTGCTAAATGGGTAAAAGAAAATGCAGTACAATTAATAAATGATTTAGGTGTTGGCTATCATTATGGTGAGTGGTGGGGACAAGGAATCAATAGAGGGTATGGATTAGATCACAAGAGATTCAGTTTATTTAACCTCAGAAAGCAAAGTTCTATTTGTTATAATGTTCCAGTAATATCCATGCAAGAGGGACGTTTTGACATGGAGTCTTTAAATATTGATGTTGAATATTTAAAAAAGAATGGTTCTTTTGCAGCCCCTGAATATATGAAACCAGAGGGATTGGTTATTTATGCTGAGAAAGCTAAGTGCTACTGGAAGGTTATAATTGATAAATGAATAATACAACTGAAGAAAAATTAGAATCCTATAAAAAAGAACTTAGTTTGGAATATTTTTCAATTGATTCATTGATAGAATCTCATAGATATTTACGAGAAATATCTATAAAGTACCATGATGCTTTGCGGGAAGAACGAGTTAAAGCTAGGGAACATGCTTTTGAATATTTAAAAACCCAGGGTGAAAAATATAATTGGTTTTCCAGAGAACGCCTGTTGTCTATGACTATTCAACAATTAGTTGATGTTTTAGAGGGGTGTGATTGATGAATAATTATATTCTCAAGAACTATAAATTAGTTTGGTCTATTACATCTTTTTATAAAAAATATTCAGAGGAGTATCCATATTTTCATGGGAAACTCTATTTTAGCTCTTTGAATAAGTTGGAAGAAATGTGTAATTGGGAACAAAATAATTCTGAAAATGATAATGGCGAATTTATCACAATAATTGCAACAGAATTTGTAAAGGATACTTTTAATAATCTTGATTATGTTCCAGATAATTATTAAGAGATTTTAAATAGATATGGATAACTATATTTGTCTGGATGTGGAAAGTACCATATGGAATAAAGGCCACCCATTTGATTCCAGAAATTTCATGGTGGCTTTAGGATTTAGAGCAGACAACAATAATTTTCTTCAATATAAATCTAAATTTGCAGCACAATTTACAACCTTTGGAACTCCTAATAGGCTGCTTGTAGGATTTAATTTAAAGTTTGATCTACACTGGTTACAAAAATACAACATTGAGTATTGTCATTGTGATGTCTGGGATTGTCAACTTGCTGAATATATATTGTCAAACCAAACAAATCCATTCCCTTCTTTGGATGATACCTGTGTTAAATATGGTCTAGGTGAAAAAATACATGGTATAAAAGAGAAGTATTGGGATAATGAAATTAATACGGACGCCATCCCCAAAGAAGAATTACTTGAGTATTTAGAGCGTGATTTAGAATTAACAGAAAAATTATTTCTATATCAACAAGAACAGTTTAAAAAATATCCAAAGAAATATGAATTATTTAAACTTCAGTGTGAAGATTTAAAAGTATTGCAACAAATAGAGTGGAATGGTTTACTTTATAATAGGGAGAAGGCTAGAAAAAGATTAAAAGAATATGAATATGACCTCCAAGATAAAGAACAAATTATTAAATCTTATGCTAAATATCCTAGCATACTTAATATTAATTCTAGTTTTCATATTTCGGCGCTCCTACATGGAGGACTTGTTAAAGAAGAAATTAGATGCCCAGTCGGGCAATACCAATCAGGATTAAAGGTAGGACAAATAAGATATAAAATATTTAAAAAAGATTATCAATTACCTAGATTAATAGAACCGTTGCCTAAAACAGAATTAAAAACTAAAGGATATTGGTCTGTAGACGATAAAATCATTCGTAAATTAAAAATACCAAAGGAATATAAACCTCTCATAGCAGCAATAGAATCTTATGCAAAGATTGAAAAATTAAGGAGTACATATTTCCAAGGGATGTTAAATTTATTTGATGAAAAAAATTGGGCAGATGATTTTATTCATGGGAGTATGAATCAATGTTCTGCTATTACAGGCAGACTATCTAGTTCACAACCTAATTTACAGAATCTACCTGATGAGGCATATGAAACGATAGAAAGTAGGTACACAAAATGACATTTGAAGAATGGTGGCAAAAAGAAGGACAACATCTTCATCTACATGATGATAAGAAATTAGCAGCGATTGTTTGGTATCTGGCTTGGGGAATTGGATATGAATCTGGAAAAGATGCCGAATATTATAATGAAAATTGTGTTGGTAGTCCCGACCCTGAATAAATATGAAATATAAACAATAATGTTAATTAAAGTTGACTGTTCTCAGCTTGAGTGGCGAATAGGTTCTTGGTTAGCTAATGACCAAGTAGCGTTGGAAGAAATCCTAACAGGTTTCGATGCTCATAGTGATAATCAAATTCGATTTAATTTACCAGAAAGATTAATAGCCAAGGTCTTTCTTTTCAGGTTAATTTTCGGAGGAACGGCATATACTTATGCTAATGATGCGGACTTTTTGTTCGTTAGTAGTTCTACTAAATTCTGGGAAAAAGCTATTGAAGCGTTTAAAGAAAAATATGTGGGGTGGGTTTCTTTCTGGGAAAGATTGATTCTGGAAGCAACTACTACAGGAAAAATAATTAGCCCTTTTGGACGTGAGTGGGAGTATCATACTTATATTAATAAGTATACAGGAGAACCTGAGTGGCCAATAACTAGAATTAAAAACTATATAGTGCAGGGAACATCGGCAGATATAATGTCTATTGTACGCACAAATATAAATAAGCGATGGGATTTTCCACAAACAGAGGCTAATATTATAAATACTGTTCATGATGATGTAGTTTTTGATACAAAAGAAAAACATATTGACAAGATCATAAGAATAGTATATAGGGCCTTTAGAGATGTTAACGAAGAAGTTACAAAAAGATTTGGAGTAGTGTTGACAGTCCCTTTGGAGTATGATATACTGATAGGTATGAACATGAAAGATTTAGAAGCACCACATAAGGAGATAATTAAATTATGATGAAGTTTGAGATTCAAGTGATTGACACAGAAGTAGTAGTAAAGCCAACTAAAAAAGGCCACTACAATCAACTTACAGTTACATATAAAAACTTAGATAAAGATGATAAAATTGAAGCAAAGAAAATTATGGACTTTGCTCAAAAAGATTTGTTTGAATCTTTATCTAAAGCAATTAAAGGCACTACATATATGGTCAGTGCTGAGAAAAATGAACAATCAGGATATTGGGATTGGGTCGAAGTTAACCAGAGTACAGGAGGTAATCCAACAACGGTTGTTGAGAAAAATGGAAATACGGCTGCCATTCCGGCCAAAGGGTCAATCACGCCTAAATCAACTTATGAAACTGCGGAGGAGCGAGCAGTAAAACAAAAATATATTATTAGACAATCCTCTATTTCATCAGCAATTCAATTACTAGACACTAATGGTGATACGGAAAATACAGTTGCAGATGTAATTAATATTGCAGAATCTTTTTATATTTATGTAATGTGTGGTCTTAATCTAACTGTGGATGCAATGAAAGATGATGTCCCACAATAATTTAGAGCCTTGGCAGCGTCCAACCGAGTGTGCCAAATGTGGAGATATAATTTACTCTAAGTATAAGGGTGAGTTTGTTACTTGTAAATGTGGTTCTATTTCTGTAGATCAAACACAGTATTATGGTAGACTTATTGGCAATAAAGAAGATTTTGTAGATTTTGATAAACTTATCTAAGAAAAAGGAGAATATATATGTACGTTATTCTGAAGAATAAAAGGCGTTATAATAAAGAATTATATGCTTCTTATGAAGCAGCCCGTTCTTATGTTCGTAAAATATTAAGAAAGAATCCCAAAGTTTATATGAACCTGTATAGTAATCCTAGTATTACTTACTATGGTTTTAGTATTTCTAAAAAAGTTTAAATTCTAAGTTTTATGTGGGGAATGGACTGGAAATTTCCGGTTGTCCCCACTCTTTTTTCGGAGATATTATGTGTGTCACAGTCAGATAATTAACTCACCTAAAGGAAAAATACTTTAATCATGCTACTTGAATATTTACCTGCTTTTGTTGCTTTTTGTTCAGCATTTCCTATTGTAATATTAGCTTTAGTTATTATATTTGTATTTAATAAATGATATTTCTGACAATAAAACATGAACAATATGAGATAGAGGAAAAATATCAAATTAATGAAGAACAATTAGTTTGGCTACTAACTGGTTTAGAACATTTTGGTTATAAAGAAGAACCTAAAAAATTATTAAGAAAAGTACAATTAGATAAATTAACTAAGGAGCAATGTTTTGAAGCATAATTATGTTAACACTAATTGATTCGGATTTAGTATGTTATAGGTGTGCTGCCAGTGCGGAAAATGAACCAGAGGATATTGCAATCCTCCGTGTTGATAAATTAATGCGAGAAATCTTAGAGAAAACTGGTGCAGAAGAATACAAATCATTTCTTACTGGCACAGAGAATTTTAGATATATTGTAAATCCAGAATATAAGGCAAATAGAAAAGATAAACCAAGGCCAGTCCATTTAAATGCTTGTAAAGAGTTCTTAATTACAGAGTGGAATACTAAGGTCACGATCGGTCATGAAGCGGATGATGAATTGGGTTTTAATCAAACAAATGAAACCATAATTGCTTCTATAGATAAGGATTTATTACAGATACCAGGATTACATTTTGATTGGGTTAAAAACGAACTTAAAGAAGTATCAGAAATCGAAGGCATTAAGCATTTCTATAGACAGCTTCTTATTGGTGATAGGACTGATAATATTTTTGGTATTGATGGAATAGGCCCTGTTAAAGCCGGTAAACTTATAGACCATTTTATATATGAAATTGATATGTATAAAACAGTTAAAGGTTTATATGATAATGATAAAAGATTTTTGGTCAATTGCGATTGTTTATGGATAATGCGGAGAGAAGATGAGAGATTTAGTAACAGAGAGTCAGCAAGGAAATTTAAAGATTCGGGGTGGTAATGTAGCCCAAGTGTATGAAGTTTACGAAGAGTATATAACAGGGGCGTATTTAAGTAAGAATGGTTGGATTCCTATTCGCTGGCAACCAAATGGTTTAATTAGTTCTGGAATTACCACAAATTTAGATTTAATTTTAGATGAAGAACCAGAAAAAGCTGCCTAACTATAAATCTAAATTGGAGCAGACATTTGCAGATATATTATCAAGTATCAATGCTCCTATTATATATGAGGAATATTATGTCGATTATATTGTACCTGAAACAGAAGCTAAATATAACATTGATTTCACTTTACTTAATATGGTACATTTGGAAATTAAAGGCTATTTCCGTGATTACAAGGAAAGGCGGAAGTACGAACTAATTAGAGATCAATATCCTGATCTAGATTTAAGGTTTGTATTTGCTGATCCGAATAAAAAGATTTATAAAAGATCAAAAACTACATACGCTATGTGGGCAGATAAATTAAATTATAAATGGTGCTCCATTAAAGATATTGAACAAATTAAATTATGGGTTAAAGAATAATGAGTAAATCAGTAGACAAAAGATTGGAAGCACAACTAGGCAATCAACCTGTGTGGGTTTGTTCCGATTGTGGAGATTTATATGGTAGAAGGCCAATGGGCACTGCTACTTTCCATGAAGGAACTTGCGAGGTCTGTGGTGAAATAAAAAGTGTAACTGAGCCCCGCGACTTTGGATATTTAAAGCCAGAGTGGATAATGCATAGGAGATATAAATTAAACGAGAAAGAACAAAAGAACAGAAAAAGAGATTATGTGAACAACAATTAGAGAGGCGACGAGGGAATCCAGATAAGTACCGGGAAATGGGGCGGAAGTCTGAACATAGGCGAAGATTAAAAAGGTATGGATTATCTGAAGAGCAATACAATAATATGCTTCTCTTACAAAAAAATAAATGTGCAATATGTGAAGTAATATTAACTGTGGGAAGAGGCACTCATGTTGATCATTGTCATGCCACGGGGAAAGTGCGGGGCATACTCTGCTATTACTGTAATACTATGCTAGGACAAGCCAAAGATTCTACACAAACACTACAAAAAGCTATACTTTATTTGAAAGGCTTTACATGAACCACCTTGTAATTCCAGATTGTCAGGTCCGAGAAGGGTCTGATTTTTCCTACCTTGAGTGGATAGGAAATTATATTATAGATAAAAAACCAGATAAAATAATTTGTCTAGGGGATTTTGCAGACATGCCATCTTTATCTTCTTTTGACATAGGTAAAAAATCATTTGAAGGCAAAAGATATAAAAAAGATATAGAGGCTGCTCATGTAGCCATGCAAACTTTAATTGATCCAATACATAATTACAATATAAAACAATTAAAAAATAAACATAAATTATATGAGCCGGAATTACATTTAACTTTAGGTAACCATGAAAATCGTATTAATAAAGTTATTGAAAGTGATCCTAAATTTGATGGTACTATTGGTATGGATGACCTTCATTATTGGAATTTCGGTTGGATTGTTCATGATTTCTTACAACCAATAGTTTTAGATGGTGTCTGTTATAGCCATTATTTTATTTCTGGTGTGATGGGTAGACCTGTTACGTCAGCTAAGTTACTATTACAAAAGAAGCACATGTCTTGTGTCCAAGGGCACAACCAAAACATGGAAATACATATAGAATATAAAGGTGATGGGAAGAGAATTACCTGTCTTTTCGCAGGAACCTGCAATAAACAGTATGAAGATTATCTCGGGCCGCAAGGCAATAACTATTTTAGAGGTATTCATATGTTATATGATGTGTGTGACGGAGAATTTTATTGTCATACAATACCTTTGAAATACCTAGAAAATAAATATGCTTGAAAAGTATTGTAACAAGTGCAAAGAAACAAAATTAATTTCTGAATTTGTAAAAACAAAATATACAGCTTGTGGATATGTTTCAAATTGTAAATCCTGCAGAAACGCTTATTCTAAACAACGTAGAGAGAATGATTATGATAAGGTGCGAAAAACAGAAAAAGAATCTCATAAAAAGAATAGGCTAAAACAATTATATGGTTTAACTAAAGAACAATATGAAAATAAATTAATAAAGCAAAATTATAGTTGTGCTATTTGTGGAACACATGTTTCTAAATTAAAAAGAGCCCTTGCTGTAGACCACAATCACTATACAAAAGTTGTACGTGGACTGCTCTGTGGCAAATGTAATGTAGGACTAGGTCACTTTAATGACGATGCTTTCTTACTTAAAAAAGCATTAAAATATTTGGAGAAAAAATACAGATGAATAATCCAGTAGAAGTTTATGCATATTTTCCACCTTGGACTGAGGATGATAAGGAACCAAAAAGGTCTGTTATTCCTCCACCCCCTCACTATGATATTAGACCCCAGCCGTGGGATGTAATTGATGCTTGGAATCTAAATTATAATATTGGAACAGCACTTAAATATCTAGCTCGTTATCGTTATAAAGGTGCTCCACGAGAAGACCTACTTAAAGCTATTAATTTTATTAAAAGAGAATTAGAGTGCAATTATCCAGGATAGATTATATAGGACAGAATGGCGGAGACGGCCTCCACTATGTGGACGTTAAACAACAAATGATAGAAGAACAAACAAAAAAATATGAGGCTATTAAAAAGATAACCGATGAGTTAAAGAGTGCCACCAATAGATATGGCCCTTTTCATTCTGCACATGAAGGTTATGCAGTTATCAGGGAGGAATTAGATGAAATGTGGGATGAGATTAAATTAAATAATACACAAAAAGCATTAGATGAGTGTGTACAAGTAGCTGCTATGGCCATTAGATTTTTAATAGATATTAAAAAACATGAGTGAATATATCCTTTTAGGGTCTGAACAAGTTGAGAGAGCTGGAATTAACTTAAAATTTGCTGCTGAAGAAATGAAAACCGCAGCTTCAAATATTGATGATGTGTTTTTTAGACAACAAAGATTTTTAGAGGATTGGTTACAGAAATTTCAAGAGATATTAGAAAATAATATAAATATTAAAAAGGATTGAATGTTATGGCTTACCAAGTATCAATAGTTACATCCCATAATGGAACTGGTTATGAAGTTACTGTTGTTGAATTGCTTTCTACAATATCTTCAACTAATAAATATGTGTCAGTAAATTTCTTTAGTACTTATGATGAAGCATTTAGTTATTTACTTTTAATGCTTGATACTTACATTAAATAAGGATGAAAATGTAATAATAATTATGGCTATAACGTATTTAGAATTATTGGAAAAATTAAAACAGTATGATGAATTTCTATTATTAGATTTATTAAAAATAACTTCAGAGGATATTGTTAAACGGTGGGCTGATGAAATCGAAGAAAGATTTGATGAACTCTCAGAGGAGCTTGGAGAATCAGAAGAAGAAACTTTATTCTACTCAGAAGATAATGAAGATGTTGGAGGAGAACAACAACAATATTGGCAAGAGGAAGAAGATAATGAGGATTTATAAGCAAAATGAACAAGAATTTGACAAAGACATACAAGAATATAAAAAATTTAAATGACATTACCTACTGATTATCAAAGCATTATTCATCAAAGTAGATATGCTAGATATTTACCAGAATCAAAGAGGCGTGAGACATGGGAAGAAACAGTAAATAGATATATTAATTATCTTAAAGATAAAGCACATTTATGTTCAGAAAATGAACATACTGAAGAATTATCTTGGCTATTAGATAATAAAATTAAGTCTGCAATTCTTAACCTAGAAGTGATGCCATCAATGAGATTGATGATGGTTGCTGGAGAAGCTTGTGAACGAGACAATATTTCAGCTTATAATTGCTCCTATTTAGCTATAAATAATAAACGAGCATTTAGTGAGGCTTTGTATGTTCTTATGAATGGTACAGGAGTAGGTTTCTCCTGTGAAAGACAAGAAATTTCTAAATTACCCCTAGTACCAGAAATATTAAAAGAAAGTGAGGATGTAATTGTCGTCGGAGATAGTAAGCTTGGGTGGGCAAAAGCCTTCAAAAAACTCTTGTCGTCACTGTGGGAAGGAGATATTCCAAAAGTGGACTATAGCCACATTCGACCCGCTGGCGCAAGACTTAAAACTTTCGGAGGTAGAGCAAGTGGACCTGAACCTTTGCGTAGATTGTTCGAGTTTGTTACTTCAATTTTTAATGATGCTGTCGGACGAAAACTTACCAGCATAGAAGTACATGATATTATATGTATGATTGGTGAGATAGTTGTGGTAGGGGGGGTTCGTAGAAGTGCTTTAATATCTTTGAGTAATTTAACTGATAGGAGGATGCGTGAAGCAAAAACAGGTGCTTGGTGGAACGAGACGCCGTGGCGCTCACTGGCAAATAATTCAGCAACATATACGGAGAAACCAGACATGGAGTCCTTCATGGAGGAATGGCTTGCCCTGGTTAAATCCAAATCAGGTGAACGCGGAATCTTTAATAGAGTTGCTGCTCAAAAACAGGCGTCAAAATGGGGTAGGCGTGATCCAACTATAGCTTATGGAGTAAATCCTTGTGGGGAAGTGCTTCTTCGAGACAAAGAATTTTGTAATTTAAGTTCAGTAATTGTTCGTAGTACAGATACATTTGAAGATTTAAAATATAAAATTAAATTAGCTACTATTTTAGGTACAATACAAAGTACATTAACTAATTTTAATTTCTTATCAGAAGAATGGAAGAAAAATACAGAGGAGGAGAGATTACTGGGTGTAAGTCTTACTGGTATTATGGACCACCCACTATTAAATGGTAGTGGGGAGACAGAAGATATTTATAAACAATTTGTAGATGATAATGGAAATATTATCAAGCTTTCTACAATACTAGAAGAATTAAGAGATTATGCTAGGAGTGTAAATGAAGAATGGGCTAGTAAATTGGGAATACCTGTTTCTGTGGCTATTACTCTTATCAAACCAGAAGGAACAGTCAGTCAGTTGGTGGATAGCTCTAGTGGGATTCATCCTCGCCACAGTTCATATTATTTACGACGGATTCGTTTGGATAAAAAAGACTCATTATATGAATTCTTTAAAACCCAAGGTATTCACACAGAAGATGAATTCTTACATCCTAACTCAACCACCGTGCTCACCTTCCCCATTAAGAGCCCTAGTGGAGCAATATGTAGGAAGGATATATCGGCCTTAGATCATTTAAATTTATGGTTAATATACAAACAACATTGGTGTGAGCATAATCCATCAATTACTATAACTGTTAAACCGGAGGAGTGGTTAGAAGTTGGGGCTTGGGTGTATAAACATTTTGACAATGTATTAGGATTGTCTTTTCTTCCATATAGTGAGCACACTTATATACAAGCACCTAATGAGGATATTACTGAGGAACAATATAATGAACTAATTTCAAAAAATACAACTTCTATTAATTGGAATGAATTTATTGAAGAGGAAGATAATACAACCTCATCCCAAGAATTAGCTTGTGTGGCGGGACAGTGTGAGATTAGTCAACTATGAATATACCACAATTTGAAGATGTAAGAAAATGTAAAAAGATTTGTTTAAAATCTACCAACGAAGAAGGTATTGAGTATTGTAAGGGTTGTGGTAGAACAATGGAGGAGATTATTAATACATACAATAATCACTTAAAGATGATGGGAAAGGAAAATACAAATGACTGATGCAGAATGGAATGAAATTTTAAAAGAAATTGATGTTGATATTACTAAATTTGAAACATTATAAATAAATTACTTAACCCCCCGAAAGGGGGGTTTTTAATACATATAAGGGGGTAGTGATACCTCTTCTGGACTAGGCATTTGTGCAAATAATTTATACAGGTCAGAGTCTAGTCCAGGGGAGGTAACTTGAGAATCAGTTAGATTCTTAATTCTCCCTTGGTCAAATAATATATAACCTAAATTAGGTTTATTAGGACTAAATTTTAAAATATCAGATATACCTTCAGAGGCATTCTCATATCGAACAGAATCATAACCTTTATTTTTAATATCATTAACAATCCGTTCTAGCATTGAGCGTTGTAAAGGACTAGTCTCTAATTCTTTTCCTCTATATGTTTTCCCTCCTAGTTTACGGGCATTTTCTTCTATATATTTTAATGTTTCTTTACTTAATATATTGGGCTTATATCTTTGCATCATTTTTGCAACATCATTAGGATTATGCCAATTACCAACGTCAATCAGATCAACTGGATTAGTAATATCTAAATCAGCATGCTTAAGTCTTTTAAATTCGGATGGAGCCCAATTCTTGAGAAAGGCTTTGGCTTGAAATTGATTACCAAAATGTGGACCTAGATCATAATATTTAAATTTATCAAACATGGGACCAGTATAACCATGATATACATTTTTAACAGGACCAGCCCCACCAAACTGATTCATGTATAACTGACTTAAGCGTTTATTTTGTTCTTCATCAGACTCATTGCGCAATTCCCCTCCTCGAATCACTCCTTCTTTTTTTAAATTAAAGGGAGCTAAGGCTTTTTCTGTATTTTTATACAACCTAGATAAAAATGGGTTCATTACGGCATTTCTTTAATCCATTTATTAGCTTGTTTTCTAGTTTGAGGATTAGTACTTAATAGCATGTTCTCTACTCGTGTACCCACAATTCTTTGCTTATGTTTTGTGGATAGTTGAGTATATAAAGATCGTGGATCACCTCCTCTCTCAATATATTTTCTTACAAGTGACATTGCCCGAGCTTCTTTTGCTGGAGTAATATTATTGCTGGTAATATCAGTCATTACTTTCTGAAAATCATCAGACACGGCTTGCATACGAGTTTTATTTCTTTTCTCTGTCTCTATAGCTAATCTATTAATAGTCTTACCTTTAGCTTTTTCAAAGGAAGGAATATTCCATAGAAAATCCATAGCACCCAACTCAGTCTCAGATTTATCTTTAGGAACATAAACAGGAGTGTTTGTAGTTGGAGATAAAAGATTGCCTGTAGTTTCTTGACGTAAAAGTCCTTTATCAAACGCTTCATTCATCATTGTGGGTTTAAGTCCTTTAAGTATTTCCGCTTTTTCTAAATTACTTAAACCAGACCATTTACTAGGATCAATTACAAATTGACCCATTTGACCCAATGATTTAGCTGATTCCAATGTTGCTCCATAAATAGGAAATAAATCAGTTAGCGATCCTTGGCCTACAGTAGATTGTCCAAATGAGCCATATAACCCCTGATCTGTTAAAGTAGACAATCCCCCAAAAGCCACTGCTTCCGGCATATGCTCCACCATTAATTCTTTTAAGGAGGGTAGGTCTGGAAGTGCTGTTTCACGCAATAAAGTTATTACTTGCTCCGCTAGGTCAACACCAATAACTCCAATAGCCCCCCCCAATGCTACATTAATTGATAGCATTGTAGCTAAGGGAGTAATATTGCCCTCATTCTTAGCTAAACTTAAGTAGTGTTTTAATTGAGTTAATTGAAATACTTTATAAGATTGAAGCCTGCCGGCCATGTCCCCAAGCAACCCTGTATGAGAGAATACTCGTGCTTTTACATACTCATTATAATTACCCATCAATTCACGAGTTAGATTCTCTGAGATACCAAAAGCATCTTCATGAGAATAACCATTTTTCTTAAGATAGAAATAATCAGTGAGAAAGGAAACTGTTCTACTAACTTGTTCTGGAATCCGTAGAGTTAGTGCAGCAGTATTATAAGTTTTAGTTGTGAGTTTACCTTGAAATAAGTTCATTTCAATTAAGGTAGGATCATATACTTCCGCCTGTTCCATTTCCTTCATTAAATCTATATATTCTTTTGGTAAGTATTTATTAAAGTTTCTATCTTTAGCTAAAAATAAAATATTACCTAAAGTATAAGCTTGCACTTGCGGACTTATAACATCATAATCCCCAGTTTTAGCAGCAAGTTCCATTAATTTAGGCGTATTTACTTGCGCAGATTGCACCATCTGCTGCATGAAATTTCTAGCAGAGCCCATAAGAATTCTACCTGTTTCTATATTAGAGACAGCGCGAATAGTATGTTTAATTCTAGAACGATCCCCTACATTTCTTATTCCTGGTATTTCTGCCATACCAGAGATAATCCTATTAACAATAATATTTGATTTAACCATTTGTTCGTCTGTACCAAGAACATGATCTACAAATAGTTGTAAAGAAGATTTAGTATTTAAACCAATATCAGGATTATCTTTAACAGAGGACATGAATTCATTTATTTTCTTATTACCTGCCCACTCAGCAACAGAGGCTGAAATTATGTCCATGCCTTTAATCATGTCTATTACATTCTGTTCTGGAGATTTCCAAGGTTTATTTCCCATAAACCCCTCCACACCAGACCAGTATTTAAAGTGTTGTTTTACAGCAGCAGTTGAATGGGCTGCCTTGTCATTTTGTTTATCCAAGGCATTAAGGACAGCTTGAATTTTAGTATTATCATTAGAGAGTAATGCTACAAAATCCTCAAACATGTTGCCTAGACCAATGTATTGCTTGGCTTTATGTTCTGTTAGAGAGGATGTATGTTTGGGATCATTAATTTCTACATCCAAACCTTGTTCTGCAAAATATTGACGATAGTACTCCACGGCCTTTTTAGCTTCTGGCATAGAAGTTTCTTTAATAAAAGTAACTAATTGTCTTGTTGGCTTACCTTCTGTAGACATGCCTCGAACGTAAAGAGGAGCAATAAAATCTCCAAACCACATAGAAGCAAACCAATTAGGTAATTTTTTAATTGGTTTTCTACCAGATTCAGCCTGAGTTTCATTAACTAATTTTAGAATGCCATCCCCCCAACGTTGATAAGAATCAGCAACTTTTTGTTGTGCAGGAGATAGAATACCCCAATCATATTGAGCATTACCTTTAGCCTCTATCATCTTCTGTAAGAAACTAATAGCTTCTTTTGAGGAAGTAAAATTTAATTTTCTAAAGTGAGTTAAGAAACCTTCTTTTTCATTATTAGTTAGCTTATTAATGTACTTCTGTGCTTCTTCTTTAATAACATTAGTTCTGTCTATAAGCTTCACAAATCCAGGATTATTTGTTCGCCAAGCAGCTTGTCTACCTTCGTTAGTAATTACATTCAATTCCTCTACTTTAAGTAGATCAGGAGAAGTAACAGCAGCTTGGATAGCCTCATCGTTGGTCAATGATCGACCATAAATAGCACTCACATCTTCAGATTTAGTAGATGGAAGTAGTTTTCTTTTTTGTACTTCCTGTTTATTTTTTTGTAAAGAATCCCAAGCTTGTTTAGCTACAGCCTCATTTACTTGTCCATAATCTCTTTTAAGATTATTTAAATACTCTTCAAATGTTTTAGATGGTTTTACTTTAGGTTCTTTTGAAGGTTCAAAACCAATTGCACCACCTTGTTTGAATCCTCGTTTACCTACTCCACCTAAGTGCTTTGCACGCGTATCGGAGATACTTAGCTTCTTAGGTAACTCCAGTTTCTCTGCTACTTTAGTAAATTGTCTAAAGTTTAAAGGAAACTTAATATTAAATTTGCCCTCATACTCACCTTTCAGTGAATCATAAATACCTTTCCAACGAGCTTTTTGCATCCGCTGGAGCATGGCGGGATTACTTTTAAATTGCTCTGCAAATAGTTGTGGGGTTTTATTAATGTCAGCTAATTTAGTTTCTAACCAAATACGCTCATTTTCCCCCTCAATCTTAGTATTTGTTTTCTTTTCAAATTCATCTAGAGCTTGTCTAGTAAGTTCTTTTGTTTGTTCTAATTGCAATTGTTGCTCAAAAACTTTGTCCTGTCTTTGCTGCTCCCACGCCATTTCAGATTCCTGAGGTTTCCGAGCACGCTCCTCGCGCATTTGAGTTGCTTTATCAACAATTTCTTGTCGAGCATCAGTATTCCAGAATTGTTGTTCTCTAGAGACAATTGCTTGTTCTTCTGGAGTCATTTCTCTAGGTTGCATACCAGGCTTAGCAGCTTCTTCTGGAAATAGTGGTAATTGCCCTATATCCTCCTGTTGCTGCCTAACAACATCCTCAGTGAGACTTTTATTAATAGGAATGCCTTGTTCATCAACTTCTAATTTAGAAGTATTTAATCCAAATTTATTTGGATACTCTAAAGGAAGCTCTCTTTGCACATATCCCTCTCCAGGAGCGGAAGGGCGATATGTTTCTCTCTCTTGCTGCTTACGTTGCTCTTGTTTGAGCATTTCCTCATAAGCAATCTTTTCAGCAGCAATTTGATTAGATTGTCTGTATTTATAAAGAGCATGCCCAGCTTGAACACCTAATCCAGCGAATCCCCCCATAAAACCTAGCTCAACTCCAGCTTCTACCTGTTTCTTAGTTTTCTCTGATGCACCTAAAGAACCGGCAATTTCTCCATATCCTTTAGCTGCCACATGTGGAGCCTCCATAATAGGAAAAAATGGGGCCATCATGGACTGATATGTAGTTTTATCTGCCCCACCTATATAAGTAGAGGGAGTTAAAGCACCAAAGATTTCTTTACCTGTCTTTAATCCTTTAGATAAATCAGCCTGCCCCAAAGCACTTGCAGCACCACCAATGGCACTAGGAATAACAGCAAAGGGAGTAGCAACAATATCAGCAGCGCCGGAAATAGCTCCTGATATTTCTTCTTTAGGCGTTTCGGTAACACCTTGTAAATTACGTTCTTGTATCCTTTTAAATATTTTTTCTTGAGTATCCTGTTCCCCTAAAAACATACCGGCCTTAGCCATGTCTAAGATATTGGCTGGAGTCCATTGAAAAGGAACATCTGTTGGTTTTAATACACCAAGTTGAGCAGCCACTTTCCTGACAACGGCGTCATCAGGAGTGGTATCAAACTCTACAATAGTTCCATTAAAATCAATTTGTACAGACACTTTATTCTGCTCTACCTGTTGCAGGATTAAATTTTAATACTTTATTTCCACCAGCATTGGCAGGTTGTCCACCACCAGGAATGTTTTTACGTACCTCCATTCCTTCAGGTGTGAATGAGGTAGTTTGTCCATAATTAATTTTAGCTAGTCTATCATAAGTTGCAAGCATGTTATTCATTTGATCGTACATTTGTTTATACTCTGGACTTGATCTAGGAGTATTTCTCATTTGTTCTTGTAAAGCTAAAATTTGATTTCCTAAAATATGTAAAGGATTTGGTTCTTTTCCAATATCACGAGATTGTGCAGTGATTCCTGCTACTTTAGTATCCCATAAACCATGTCTATCAATTTTAGCAATATCTTTCATAAGATCAGGACGATTGGCTAAACCACTATTAGCCATTTCATTTAACTTAGTTACTTCTGGTAATAGAGATTGTCCAGAAGAAACCTTTTGTTGTGCTTGTTGATATAATTGTCCAAATCTAGGATCAGCTTTCGAGTTTTGTTTAAGCATTTCTAGAACCATGTTATCCGCTTGTTGTTGAGGCATGGATTGATAGAATGACATTGCTTGGTCTGTTATATTAAGAGTAATAGGAAGCATTTGTTCTTCTATTTTGGCTCTATTTTCCATAACTAAACGACTAAGTTCTTCTGGAGCCATCATTGTCTCATTCTTAGCTTTACCTGCACCAGCCATGTTGGACCAATAATCATTTAATCCATAAGCTCCTAAATTCTCCGGAGACATTTGCTGATTGGCCTGTGCTCCCATTAAATTAGATTTAATCAATTCATTTGGTGTTTGTCCAGCATAACGTTCATTTTGTAATTGTTGTCCACGAGCAGCAGTACTTTGGTTAAATAGTTGTCCAAGAGAAGATTGATGTGCATCCTCTGCGGCAATTGATTTTTCAAATAAAGCTTGTAAATCTACCGGATTTGGCATAATTAATATCCTCCTCCACTAGCCCTTACTCTACTTCCCTGTGCTCCAGAATATATACTTCCTAATGTTCTTGGAATGTTACTTAAAGCCATTAAATACTGATTTGGCACATTTTCAGCCATTGCTGCACCTACTTGACCGGCATTACCGGAACCAAATTGAGCGGGGTTGACTCCAGTACGATATTGTGGTAGATAATTAGAATAAAAATTCTGTCTAGTTTGATTCATTAATTGTGGTAACATACTTCCTCTACGACCTAGTTTAGCATAATTAGCTGTTGATTGTTTTGCAAAGTCTGTTCCAGGACCAGACATATACTCCCTAAAGAGTGCTTCTGGATCATCATAAGCTCCTTGCCATTTATCTGTAGCATAAGAACGAGCACCTGCTAATGGATCAGCAGCAGACATTGCTGATTTGTACATGTCCTTCATCTTATTAGCTTGATATAAACCAGATAGAGTATTAAATGCACCAACACCAAGTTTAGCTTGCCAAGGCATCCCCTTCCCCTCATTACCAGAAGCTATATCACCAAAAATATCTTTTATATTTTTACCTAATTTATTAACTTTAGAACCCATTACGTCACCTATATTCTGTGATTTCCATTGTGTATTTGGATAATCTAATCCACCTCCAGCAGTCTGAGTACCTCCACCAATATTTTCTAAAGTGGGTTGATCCCCACTCATAAAATCATATCCCCCCGTGGGAGAAGAACCTATTTCTGTTCCGGTAGATTGTATATTAGGTAGTTCAGGTAGATTAGGAAGATTTCCCCCTATATTTTGATTAATGTTCTCTAATCCATACAATTCATCATAATTAGCATTAGAAATACCAGTATCTAGTGGATCAACTCCAAATTCGGTATATAATGAATCAGCTTGGTCACCTAAAAAAGAACTATTTTGTGGAGTAAACTCTGTTCCAGACATGGAGGCATAAGGAGCTTCCGCTGCTCCAGGTACAAATCCTTCTCCACTTAATAAATCATTTGTAGCTGCTGCTCCAGTAAACATTTCAGGAGTAGCCCCTGTAAAAGCATTTTCAGCAAGCATTCCTAGAGATTGTTCTCCTAGAATGTCACCATAAGATTGTCCTAGAATATCAGCAATCTGTGATTCAGATAATCCTTCTGCCGCTAATTGTGCAGCATCAAAGCTAGCTAATGATTCCGCAGATGCTCCTCCAGCAGCCTCACCAATTCCCCCCGCCACACTACCAATTGCAGCACCTAGAAGTTTACCTCCGCCACCCCTTAAAAATCCTTGTCCGAAATCTCCTCCGGTAGCTTCTGAGTATATACCACCAGCAATGCCAGCACCAATAGCACCAGCTAAAAGCTCACTACCAACAATCTCTATAAGTACAGATTCTCCAATAGCAGAGCCAATTGCCGCAATCGCAGTAAATGCCATAATTAAATTTCCTTATCTTTTACTAATTTTATATATGTAATTTCATTAGGAATATAATTTAATTTAGTCATAAGTAAACTAAAATCATGTTCGCCAAGTTTACTTCTCCAAGAAATAATATGAACACCAAGTTTAATTAATTCCTCTTCTGATTTTTTAATTAATTTATATCCTAATAAACCTTTTCTATGTTCTTTCTGCAAAAACAGTGCGTCATTGACTGCAACTAATTTATCTCTATAATGTAAATGTGTATCTACAATAAAACATGTATAACCAATTAATTCTTTATTTTCATCACGACAAGATAAAATAAACAATTTATTTTGATGTTCTAAAATAATATATTTAGCTATATCAATAAATAATCTTATTTTATCTTTAAAGATGCCTACTTCATCTTTATGCTCTTTAATAAGAGGAAAAGCCTCTTGTATAATATCTATAAATCTCTCTTGTTGAAAAGTCGTCATTTTGTATCCACGGTCCTACTACCTAAAGTATCACTTTCATAGTGAAAATCTATATGCAAAACACCACAAATTCCTGTAAATGTGTCTGATGCGTCTCCGGAAAATCTAAATAGTCTCCCAATTAATATACTACTAAATTCATTTTGACTGGAAGAAGGTGTTATTCCAGCAGCAACTCTACTCACATAATGTTTATATTGGACTAGATTAGCATCATTTGGAGATAAAGTATCTGTATATATAATTGCCGTATTTCCAAATACAGAACCTTTTTCTGACCAAGTATATTCAAATCCAAATACAGGACGTTGACTTGTTCCATTTGAGTTTGGAATCCAATGAATATGTGGGTAAATAGTTGTACCCTCTTTCCAACCATGAGGTAATTCTATAGTAAAAAATAATTCTTTTTGATTAGCAGTTATTTCATCAGAAAAATTATATACATAAACTCCTCGTGATCCAGAACCATTGTCGAACCATTTTGTAAATGTTGGATCATTTATTCCAACTGCTTTAATAACGGGTTCAATTCTAAGGTCATCCCAAACAGTAGCATTACCATGAAATTCTATTGTTCCATCTGCTTCTATCTCAATATAATTACCTCCAGCAACATTGCCTACATTAAAAGTAGGAGCGGATGTGTGATAATGTAAACTAGATTCTCCTCCATCCAGCAAATCTGTATGTTGTGCAGAAGTTAAATGATAATATTGACCAGCAGAACCTCCTTGTAATAAATCTAATTTAGAGTGATCTGTATCCGCAATATCAGCAATACTAGAACCTGTAAAATCAATTACAGACCAAGGCAATGCACCTGTCTGTGAGATATATAAACGAAGTTTATGAAACCAATCTAACCACGGAAAAGTTCCATATGTTTCTCCTGTTGGGGGAGGAGGCAATATTTGTGCCATATATTATTAGGAGGTGCCCATATCAACAATTAGTTCTAATGCTTCTAATCTAGAAGGTGTATTGTCATCGTGCTTTATATTAAATGCTCTACGTCTTCCAGAACCTAGTTGAGTTGTATAAGGTCTTTCTGTGTTAGGCATATCTCTATAATTAGACCAAGTAGTATAATCATCATCTGACCACCTTAAAGATATATCACCAGAAGATTCTTGATCCCCAATAACTACTGCTTTTCTATAAAACTTTCTTTTATCCGAATCAAAATCAATTTTATTTGTTATAATTTCACCAACAATTGGATTTGCATAATCTTGATAAACAGATGGATTTAATTTATAAATTTTTCCATTTGTATTATGCTGTAATCTAATTAATCCATCTCCAACATCTACAGCAAAGTTAAAAGGGAAAACCCCATGCCCAGCATTATAAAAAGACCATTCATGCCACATCTTTTCTTCTATATCAAATACAAAAGTTATACTAGAATAAGGTAAATTAAATAAATAAAAGTTATGCCCTTTATATCTAAATCCATATCCAAAGATTGTATTTAAACTTGGTTCTAAATCTAATACTCTATCTATATATTCATGAGATATTTTTTTAGGAGTAAATCCTTCTAAAATCCAAACAGCCCTTCCCCCATTAGCAGCTTGTCCAATAAAGCAAATAAATTTCTCTTGTTGGTATATTGCATAAGGGGCAGCAATACCTATCTTAGTAGCAATAGAATCATTTCTTTGTAAAGGACTTCCAGAAGCATTGGCTGCATCATAGAAATATTCAGTTGAATATCCTCCTGAAGCAATTAGATAGTTGCTTTGTCTAGATAAAGCAGATAAATCATCAGCAAATTGTTCGGCATCAATAAAGTTAGGGAAATTATCTGCCCAACTAGCAGGACGGCCAGCATCACTATTATATATAGTTTGTGAATTTGCTTGAATTAAAAATAAATAACCATCTAAATAACCGATAGATGGAATATGCGGGGAGGGGAAATTTCCTATACCTCCTTGAGTTGTCCAAGTCAACTCATTATCTACTGTAGTTGCTCCTAAAGTTAAATCCCAGGTAGGTTCTGAACCTCCTGATGTGTAAGGAGCAGACCCAGAGGTAGAAGTAACTTCTAGAAAATGAGTTCCTGCCACATTCTTTACTTTATTCCCAACAACATAGTCCGTATTAGCAGCCCAAACTGTATAGGTTTGATTTATTTTAGTTACTACACTAGAGGTGTCAATTATCCAACCGTCAGTACCATCAACTAAAACCAATACTTTTCCATCAACAGAATCTACTTCTTGAAAAGCACATGGACCTGTTGAAGTAGTTAATGTTTGTTTTACAGTAGAATTTTCATATAAAGTATTATTCCAAACAGAATATGTTTTAGCATTAAAGTAAGTAACTCCTCTTGCCTCAGCCATAACTATTTATCCCTTATATTAGAGGACATATCCACCACCCAACAGTGGGTGTTCCGGGGCCAGCGCCATAGTATGACGAATAGCCAATAAATACGCCGTTTGAAATGGTTGCAGACGAATGGTATGCGGCCGATGCAATCCAGAACATGTCCGCAATATTGGTGCCACCCTCAACACCATCTTCACTACCAACATCCGACGCCAACGTGGTTACTCCGGTGTG